ACGACTGGATTCGATGCGATTGACGGAGCAACCAGCGATGTCAACAACAGGCTTATTGTTGTAACAACCTCTTCGGGTAGCGGTGAATTTATTGAGGGTGAACGCGCACACCTATATGACGCTCTTGGTTCTACGGGTGCGACACTCGATGTGATTAACTGGAATACAAGCACAGACACCGCAGAGGTTATGATGATTGGCGGAACATTCGGTGGAGCAGCCAGTATCATCGGTGCAAATTCTGGTGCGACGTACTCCATTAACACAATTGGATTTACGAATGACTTCTTTGTTCAAGAGCAATTTGAAGACAACACAAACTTCATGCTGGAGGGTAACTCCTTTATTGACTTTACGGACACTGACCCATTTTCGGAGGGTGACCTTTAATGTTTACAACTTATTATAATGAGGCTATTCGTAAGACCGTTGTTGCTTTCGGCTCGTTGTTCGATGAAATTTTTGTTCAACGCAGAGACAGTGCAGGAAACACTATTAAAAAATTTATGGTTCCGATTTCATATTCTTCTAAAGAAAAATTTATTCGGATGCTTGATGAATACCCAAATACAAAAGGTCAAGTTGATGGTGGTCGTAGCGGCGAATCAACAAGAGCCGGTATCGCGTCAATTTTACCTCGAATGGGTTTTATCATCAATAATATAAATTTTGATTCGACTAGAAAAAGAAACACCGTTTACAAAAGATACAAACAAAAAACATCGAGTGGCGAAGTTGACACTCAGTTTGCCGAAGTTCCGTATACGGTAGGTTTTTCTTTGTCAGTTGTTTCTAGAACGATGGATGATGCTTTGCAAATTGTCGAGCAAATCGTTCCATACTTTACTCCAGAGTTCACGGTGACACTTAATTTTTCTGATATGAACACAAAAATTGATGTTCCAATTATTTTAAATTCTGTGACACCTGAAATTGACTACGAGGGTGATACATCTACACAACGCTCAGTCATCTTTAATCTTGAGTTTACCGCATTGACTTATGTTTTTTCACCAGTCAAAACACAAAAGTTTATTAAGCGAACAGACGTTACAGCGTTCAACGCATTCTTCAACACCGGACCAACTGGTGGAGTCACTGGTCCAACGTCAGCAGCATTTCGTATTATCACAGATGTCACTGGACCCTCTGGTGCTGATTCACTTCCACCGATTGCCGGAACCACCCAAGACATCTTTGAGTATCCTAATACTCTAAGCATCACTGGAGGAACACAAAATGCCCAATAACAATGAAAATCCTTTAGAAAACGCTTTAAACATAGAGCCTACAGAGGTGCGGAAAACGACACCTAAAGTGGTGGATGCCGACATCGTTCGCCGTGAGCCTGTCAAGGTTGACCTTTCCAAGTTTCCCGACAGAAAAAAGATGGATCAGCGAAAAGACTACGGAGAGGTGCGTGAAAATCTAAAAGATGTAATTGATAATAGCAAAATTGCCATCGAAGGTATTTTGAAAGTTGCAGCCGAGAGCGACAGCCCCAGAGCCTACGAGGTCGTGTCGCAACTTCTCAAAACTGCCACAGAAGCCAACAAAGAATTGCTTGATGTTCACAAACAAATGAAAGATATTGAAAAAGACGAAACAAAGAAACAGGTCACGAACAATGCCTTCTTTGTTGGGTCTACAAAAGAACTACAGGATATGATTGCGAAACAACTTCCTGCGAAGAAAGTGAAGAAGATTAGGAATGACCGAGAAGCATGATGCCGAGTCCTATCTTGGCAATATCAATCTGAAAGCCGCTGGCGTACAGACTGAATTTACAAAAGAACAAATCGAAGAATATGCAAAGTGCGTGGCAGACCCCATGTATTTTATTGAAAACTTTGTCAAGATTGTTTCTCTTGACGAGGGGCTTGTGCAGTTTGAGCCATACGAATATCAAAAGAAAATGATTCACAGCATGCACAACGACCGCTTCGTGATTGCGAAACTGCCTCGTCAGTCAGGCAAGTCAACAATTGTTATTTCATATTTGCTTCACTATGTTTTGTTCAATTCTCAAAAGAATGTCGCAATTCTGGCAAATAAACTTGCGACTGCCCGTGAGTTGTTGAGTCGTCTGAAGTTGGCATATGAACATTTGCCAAAATGGCTTCAGCAAGGTGTCGTAGAATGGAACAAAGGTTCAATCATTTTAGAAAATGGTTCTAAGATTCTTGCATCTTCAACATCTTCCTCGGCAGTTCGGGGTGGTTCTTTCAACATGATTTTTCTTGATGAATTTGCGTTCGTCCCTGAGAATGTTGCCGATGAGTTCTTCAGTTCGGTCTACCCCACTATCTCGGCTGGTCAAGAAACAAAAGTTTTGATTATTAGCACGCCCAAAGGTTTGAACATGTATTACAAACTTTGGAAGGATGCTGAGGAGGGCAATAACTCATACACTCCGATTGAGGTTCACTGGTCAGAGGTTCCGGGTCGGGACGATAAATGGAAAAAAGAAACAATCCGAAACACATCGGAAGCCCAGTTTCGTGCTGAATTTGAATGTGAGTTTCTTGGGTCAATCCTGACTCTTGTAGCCCCTTCAAAACTCAAGGCAATGCACTACAAACGACCGATGCAAGAGCGTGAGGACGGATTGAAGGTCTACCATGAGCCGATTGAGGGACACCAGTATTTCATGGGTGTGGATGTGGCACGCGGGCAAGAGTTGGACTACCACGCGGTCACAGTTATTGATATTACAGAGGCTCCGTACAAAGTGGTCGCACAATATAAAAATAATCAAATCGCACCTTTCCTGCTACCGAACCTTTTGTATGCGATGGCGACAAGGTACAACAACGCTTACGTTCTGACCGAAGTAAATGACATCGGGCAGGAAATTGTTGATATTATGCACAACGAAATGGAATATGAAAATCTACTAGTCACCACGGTGCGTGGGCGAAAAGGTCAAGTCATGGATGGTGGCTTCGGTAACTATCAAGTTCAGCAGGGCGTTCGCATGAGTCCCAAGGTAAAGCGTGTCGGATGCACGATGCTCAAGGAGATGATCGAGCAGGACAAACTTTTAATCGAGGACTATGATATTATAAATGAACTTTCTGCCTTTGTTGCGAAAAAGGGATCATATGAAGCAGAAACCGGACACCACGATGACTTGGTGATGACACTTGTGCTTTTTGCTTGGACATCGACACAACCATATTTCAAAGATTTGACAGACATAAATATTCGAGACAAACTCTATCGTGAAAAAATTGAAAAAATGGAAGAAGAATTAACACCTTTTGGTTTTATGGATGTCGGACTTGACTTGGAGTTTACCGATAATGACGGGACTACATGGAAAGTGATTGATGAGGACGATGGCTTCTCTAATGTCGGCATTTGATAGATAAATTAGTATCAAGGAGAATCATTTATGGCATTCCAAGTCAGCCCCGGTGTTGAAGTAAAAGAAATCGACCTGACAACCATTGTTCCCGCAGTCTCGACCACTGCGACAGGGTTTGCAGGTTTCTTTGAGTATGGTCCCATTGGACAACGAATTACAGTTAATAACGTCAACGATCTTCGGAGACTCTTTCGTGATCCGTCAAATTTGAACGCATCATCGTGGTTTACCGCAGCAAACTTTTTGGGCTACGGCGGCAATCTTAAGGTTGTTCGTGTAGTTGACGAAGTTACATCCAAAAACGCAGGTGATTCAACCGGCTTCTTGGTTAAAAACGAGGATCATTACGAAACATTTGCAAGTGTTGATGGTATTGCTCCTGCTTCACTTGGTGGAAACAACTATGTGGCTAAGTACGCTGGTGGTTCCACAGTTGATAATACTAAACTTTATGGTAATTCTCTGAAAGTTTCGGTTTCTAACAGAACCGAAGTGCCGTTACAACTTATCGATGGTAATTTATCCGTCCCAGCGGGCGAGTTGAACGGATTTACTTTAGGAAATCCTGATCCAGCACCCGGAGCAAATGACTTAAGATTCTTCTTCTTACCAACCGGTGGCACAACTGCAAACGCACAGGTCAACGAAGATGTCTTGCGTGTTGGTGCTAATAATAGAACAATCACGGGAATCACCCAAGGATTTGCAGGTCTTGATGTCACCCTTACCAACGCTGGATTCTCGAATGGTGCGCATATCGCATCAAGTGTTCCACAACTTCTGGTGCTGGACACAACGCTTGAACAAAGTAGTGTTCCAACTGATGGGTCAGCGTTAGTTAGACTTCTTGGTGGTGCGACACTTGCAACGGGGGTCACCGCCTCATACGCGACTATCACTGGTGTTTCTCTTGATAGTGAAAGCAAAGTTAAAGGTATTTCTCTTGGAAACACCTTCGCAGGATTCAGAGGATCAGTGTTGCTGCCATCAACGTCTAAGTTTGACATCGTTGGTTCCGTCGCTGTTGGATCTACACAAAGTGGACAGGCAGGCAAAACATCTGGATTTATCAGGTGGAGATACGCTGATAGTTTCCAAACAATCCTTCCCGACTCATCCGACACCGCAGTTGCCGCTGGTTGTTCATTCGACCTTGTAAACATTGCTGTTATTGATGAGGATGGATTCTTTACAGGAACTAAAGAGTCAGTGCTTGAAACTTTTGATGGTGTTTCTGTTGCTCAGAACGCTAAAGATAGTCTCGGACGATCACTGTTCTATCCAACAAGAATTAACGAAACTTCACAATTCATTTGGTGGGGTGATCACGTTGATGACGACAACGGACAATCTGATGGTGCGCCGTGGGGTACAAACGCCTCCTCAACAATCACAAATGGTAAGTATATTC